CCACTCATGTCCGACAGGCGGTAACGGACATAATGCGGAACACTGCCAACTCCGAGGGACTCTCGGAGTTCATGGTAAAGATCGGTGGGGAGACCTGCCGATCTAAGACCATCACACACAGCAATGATCGCATCATGTCCAAACCCGTCTGTCGCACACGTGAGGTCCGCCGAAAGGTAGACCTTACTTGGGTGGTAACCAGCCTGCAACCTGCCCAGGATTCTCTCCTCCGTGTGCGGAGCATAGGGGAGAATCTGTGGAATCCTAGAGAGCAGCGCTGGCCAGAGGACCTGTCTCACAAGGTCTCCTCTGGCAAAGCACGATGCCGGTGGGATGGTAATGATTCGTGCCTTCATCCCGAGCTCAGCAATCACGGACGCATGATGAACAACACGAGCCCCGCTCGACTCCCGAAGGAGAAGAGCAGTGGAAGCCACTCCGTTGCGAAGAGCGGAAGCCACCAACGGGTGCTCATGGAACTTCATGCGCCGGGATTTCTTGCCCAGTGCGTGCTCGAATCGGTGAGCGAGAGGGGACACCTCGTCCTTGAAGTCCATTGGACCTCCTCCACGGCGCAACCCGCGGCCCACAGCCGACCATGCGCTACGCGCATGACCAGCCATGTAGGAGTTGTATCCTCCGGCCTCTCTCCTCGATTCGACCACTGCGGCAGCCGACGAAGGCACGGAAAACCGATTACATTCTTGGAACACACCCTTCAGCAGTGTGGAAACGTGTTGCTTGATCGACCTGATAGCAACAACAGGCGACACGTGTCTGCTGGAGAGTCTGCTAAGGTGCTGGTCTACCGCTTCTTGGATAACAGACTCCGGCGCGCATGGAAGTGCGCGGGCAACCCTGGAGAAGGCCAGTTTGCCTTTAACAGAAAGTCTGCTGTCAAGCCATCCAAGAAGCTGTCGCGGGAAGTATGCCCCCGGGGGTTGCTTACACCGCCTCTGCTCCAAAGCAGAAGCGCGAAACTCCCCGCAAACATCCTTCAATGCTCGGGCTGTGTTGAGCCATCCATTCCTGGACGCACACCTCGACAGCCAGCGACGCACTTCCCACGAACCAGCACGTGTTCCAAGACCACAAGAGATAAGCCCACACCAGACAGCATTCCACAACTGTCTGAGCTGCTTACCAGTCCGACGACTAGGGACTCTCTTCGGAGACCTCCTTCCACCAATCTTGTTAACAGGTTTGGGGGTTGGAGCGCTCTTCGGAGAAGGGCCCTTCACCGTCACATACGGAAAAGAGGGTAGCCTCTTTCCGCGCATGATCCGAT